CTTTTGATGACGGCTGTTTGCAAACCGCCGCCTGAAGTATCATAGAAATCGCATTAAATACGAATTTCTCCAGCTCTTGAGACAAGCACACAATTCCTCGTGGGCAAAGGCTGTTTGGGTCTGTCTTTGGATAAGGGCAATAAAAGCCTTTGCGCCGCTTATCATAAGTCATGGCTCTGCCACAGTTGCCGCAACGCACCAGAGAGCGAAGCGGGTACATAGAGGCATTGAGAGAGTCAGCGTTCCCGGACTGCTTCTGCTTGCGGATGATAGCCTGCGCCTTGTCGAAGTCGTCCTTGGAGACAATCGCCTCGTGCATATTCTCGGCAACAATCCAGTCCTCCGGCAGTTGCTTTTTCACTTGCTTGCTGAGAGGAACAACAGTTTTGCTGACATGACCTACCGTTGCACCGGTGTAGGTGAGCTTCGTCAAAATATTGTATACGGCGGTGTAACTCCATAACAGCTTATTCGATGAATTGCCAAACTTTTCGGTGCCGGGATGATTTGCAATAAAATACTGTGACGGAGTAGGTACACCCTCGATGTTAAGCTGTTTGGCGATATCCGTGACCTTTGTACCTGCGATAGCCAAGTCAAATATCCGACGCACAACTTGAGCTGCTTCAGGGTCAACAGCAAGCTTGTTTCGTACCTTGGGATGAAGCACATAGCCGTATGGCGCATAGCTGCCGACATACTTGCCCTGTTTCATCATTTGAATTTTTGCTGTGGTTGTTTTCACAGATAAGTCCTTGCTGTAAGCGGCATAAACAATGTTTCGCATGACCACATCCAGGCCGCCGGTCGTGCCCTTATAATTATCGCTGTCGTAGTTGTCGTTGATGGAAATAAAGCGGACGCCGAGGAACGGAAACAGGCATTCAAGGCAGTCGCCAATCTCAATGTAGTCTCTGGAAAACCGTGAAAAGTCCTTTACACAAATAAGATTGTACTTGCCCTTTTTGACCTCTGCCATCAAATCTGTGAAAGCTGGTCGATTAGTGTTCGTGCCGGTGAAGCCGTCATCACAGAACTCCGTCCTATGAAAACCGGACAACTCCGTGTGCTTATCAAGATAACGATTTATCAGACTGCGCTGGTTAACAATGCTGTCACTCTCGGTCTTGCCATAGCCTGTATCTTCATCTGCCATGGAGAGGCGGATGTAGATTGCGATATTGTATTCTTTCACGCCGATTCCTCCCCACAGATTTCTTGAAGGTACTCGCCCGTCAAGACGAATACGTCATGGTATTTCATAAACAACTCAATGCTGCCGTCCTCATAGATGACGATGTGGTCAATAGCCATATCTGCAAGCTCTTTGGTGAGGATGCTGGTCTCCTGCAAGCCCTTTATCAAGCTGATCCACTTGTTATCGGAGGAAAGGGTCTCGGCGTAGCTGTTTCGCCTTTGGACAAGCTCGTCCAACTGCCGATTCAGCATTTCCCATTGCTCATCATAGGTGCTCTTTGCGAACTGGTATTCTTCTTCGTTCAGTATCCCGTCCGCGAAATCCTCATACAAGCGGGTACGCTTGCCGCCAACGCCGCGCAGCTTCAGATTAACGCTGTTGATGGCGTAATTCATTTTGGCCCGGAGCTTTTTGTCTGCCTCATTGTCACGCAGCCCCTCGATAACCTGCTCATAATCAAGTGCCGTCTGTATTTGAAGCTGTAAGGCTCCCAGCACCTTTTCATTCAGTAAGTCTTGTCGAATACGATGAGCCGTGCAGCGCACAGCGCGTCTTCCGATATAGGTGCTACACTCATAAGCCGCATACCAGCGACCACGCTTGTCCTTATCAATCTTGTGTCGATGGAAATACATACGCTGTCCGCAGTCAGCACAGAAGACCTTGGCGTCGAATAAATCTACAAGGCTTTCTCGGATAGCGCGTGACGCCTCCATTTTTTTCTTACGTTCCTCGGATGCCTGCTTCATCATGTGTTGCACGGCGTTGAACTCCTCACGGGATACCAGTCCCTCGTGAGCGTCCTCTGTGATATACCACAGCGAGCGATCTTTTATCTGAGTTTCCTTCATGCCGGCATAAACCGATTGTTTTGAGCGACCGACCGCTTTATCTCCCGCGTAGGCAGGGTTCCTGAGAATCTCAAATACGCTGCTTCGAGACCAGCATATTGTGTTTACACCGTCCATGTTGCCCTCCGTGCGCTGTAAGGTCTCCGGGATCGGAGCACCGGCATCATCTAGGAGCGTCAGCATTGTTGGCAAAGACGCTCCCTCAAGCTTCCACTTGAAGATGTCCCTCACAAAAGGGGCTGTTGCTTCATCGGGGATTATCTGTGTTCGTTCCTCATTCCAACAATAGCCATACGGGAGCTTACGCCAGCGAAAGCTCCCGTTCTCCATTTGAATACGCAGAGCCGTGGAGACCTTACGGGAGATATCCTTTGAATAGAGATCATTTATAAGATTTTGCAGGGGAATCATCAGCGATTCGTTGGAGCCGTCCGTGGCAAAGGTGTCGAACTGCTCCTTGACGGAGATAAAGCGCACATCCAGCTTCGGGAATATTCGTTCCAGATAGGTTCCGGCTTCAATATAATCGCGTCCGAAACGACTTAAATCACGCACCACAAGGCATTTGATGCTGCCGTCTCGTATGTCGTCCATCAGACGGTTGAACGCAGGACGGTCGAACACAGTCCCGGTTTTTCCGTTGTCTGAATAGACGGACTGTAAGCTCAGATAGGGACAGGTTTTTATGTATTCGCGGCAAACGTCAATTTGATTCTGGAGTGCTGCGCCATCATCGTCCTTGCCACTGTTCTCCACCGACAGACGGGCATAAATCGCAGTCGGGAAAATCTGTGACGGCTGTACTATTTTCTGTGGTTCAGCTTGTATTTTTCTGCTCTTTCGTGCCATTGGTTTTTCCCCCTTATCCTACGTTTTTACGCTCGTCATCGAAGCTTGCGGCGTAAGCCGCAGCCTGTTCGTATTCATCGCGGTATTTATAGAAGATTTCCACCACGTGATTTTCATGGACAATGATTTTATCTACCAGTGCCATGAGGACGCGGCGGTTCAGCTCATCTATGTTCTCATACTGCCGGAACAGTGTGACCCAGTTCCGCTCAGCAATGCCAGTGGCAAGCGTATCCTTGTATTCACGCTGCACTCTGGTGAGAGCTTCTTTTTTCTGCGCAATCGTCTTGGTGTAGGTGTCGCGGAACTCCATGTATTCCGCTTTATCAATGATGCCGTCGGAGAGGTCTTCGTATAAGCGGAGCTTTAGACCCTGACAGCGTTCAATTTCTTCTTCAATCTTGGCTATCTGCGCCTCATAATTGAACACGCGGCGGTCTGCGGACGGAAGTCGGTCGATATAGGCAAGAGCTTCATCCAGCCGTAGCACGATCTCTATCTGGTCATGGAGAGCATGGAACACAACTCGCTCCAGCTCCTTTTCGCTGATGCTGTGGGAACTGCACTCCCGCCGTTTGGAAGCAGCACAGATATAATAGAGATACTTCTTTGTGCCGGACGGAACGGTCTTGCGAACCATAGACTGCCCGCAGTCGCCGCAATACAGAAAGCCGGAAAACAGGCTTGCGGATTCTTCATCGCTGGCAGAACGACGGTCGCGTCCCAGCATTTCCTTAACTGCCGTAAAGTCAGAGTAGGACACCAGCGGCTCATGGGCGCTTTCTACCTTTACCCATTCACTTTCGTCTTTGTCCTGAATTTTCCTGACCTTGTAGTTTGGCGTACCGCGTTTACCCTGTACCAGAACGCCGATATAGGTCTCGCTTGTGAGAATCCGGCGAACAGCCATATATGACCAGAGCGCAACCTCATGGGATTTGAATAGGGTCTCATATTTGCTGCCTTGAGAGAGCTTATATTCCATAGGTGACAGAACACCCATGGAATTGAGCCGATCGGCTATCCTGCCGATGCTCAGCCCATCCTTGTACATGGTATAGATAGAGCGGACTATCTCACCGGCATATTCGTCAACGATAAGTCGGCTCTTATCATCGGAAGCCTTCACATACCCGTATGGCGTGAACGCGCCAACGTATTCACCCTTGCGGCGCTTCACGTCCAGATTGGAGCGTATCTTCACGGAGATATCCTTGCAATAGGTGTCGTTTATTAGATTCTTGAACGGAATGATAAAGGAATCTGATTGCGGATTGCCGGTGGCGGTATCATAGGTATCGTTGATTGCTATGAACCGAACGCCGAGCTGCGGAAAAATCTTCTCTAAGTATCTGCCGCCTTCAATATAGTTTCTCGTGAAGCGGCTCAGGTCTTTGCATACGATGCAGTCGATTTTTCCATCGCGGATAGCCTGTTCCATGCGTCGAAAGCTTGGGCGATCAAACGAAACGCCGGAGTATCCGTCATCCACAAACGTGTCGCAAAGCTCCAGCTCCGTATGTTGAGCTATGTATTCTTCGCATATTGATTTTTGGCTGACAATGCTGTTTGATTCGGCTTTATCGCCGTCATCGCGGGACAGGCGAGCGTAGATGCCTGCCCGATAAACGCTTTTTAACATAGCGCACCTCCTTGTATGTTTTACATTATCTTATTCACCACCTTCATTTCTGGCAAGGATGTCGCCTTACAGCCCGCCGAGGTATGCCTGCACACAGTCGTTGAGTGAAACAGACGTGTTGGCAAAGCGAGAAATCACAACGGTCTTTCCGTCCAGATAGCAATGCGGGTCGATCTGGTGCAACAGAGACGCGAGCCGTTCTTTCTGCGGCGCATTGGAATCAAGCTTCACGGTGCTGCGTTGTGCGAGTCGGCTGCGGTCTATCGTTCTTGGGTCAATAGCAGTTGGGGTATATTGCTCCATATATCGGTCTCCTTCCTATTGGCGTGGTTTATCAAGGACAAAACAATAGGCTGTCGGCGCAAAGCCGGCAGCCCATGACTTCTACCCTTGGTGAAGTGTATGAACGGTCTGTTGGTATCAGAACGCAATAATGGGATGTACCGGCAACCGAGCGGTTGTCGTATGGCGAGATCATTCCTCCGAAGTGTTCAGAGCATGATATTCGTCCATCATAGTCTGGTATGCCGCAGTCATATTTTCGGAGTATCCGACATAATCCATATAAGAATGGGAGTCCATGACACTCTGGTCAAGATACAGGTCGATTACCCAAGGCATCATTTCCGCCAGTTTCGCCAAGAACGCTGCCTGTTCTTCTATCTCTGGGGAATATTCAAAAAGCTGTTCGGTGTGCTTGGAGTGTAGGGCTTCCGTCAGTTCCACAGCAACATTGCCGTCGCCATAGATCAGAAAGTTGATATCCATTCCGTAGGCATGGAACCTGATATAGCGGTTGAAGTTCTTGTGTGTAAGCCGAATCTGCGCTGATTTGCGCACCCCCGTTGCCTGCACCGGGATGCTGCTGAGAATAACCGCATAAGTCTTGGCGATGAACTCATATTTTTTCGCCTTTTCCAGTTTGTTCTGCTCTGCTTTAGTCAATGATATTTCCTCCGTCACAATAGATTTGGGAACTCTTGCTTGATTACGGTGCTTCCTCACATTCGGGAATTCGGCATCCGTTGCCGACCGTCTGCTCGATGATGTCGCCCATATCCTCAATCTGCCACCGGCTCATTTTTCCGATGTACTTGCGGACACGGCGCTTATCGATGGTTCTGATCTGTTCCAACAGGACGAGCGCAGGACCGTCAAGTCCATGGGCATTTTCAACGTAGTAATGCGTCGGAAGGTCTCTCCGTTTATAGGCACGCGACGTGATGGGCGCGACGATGAGCGTAGGACTGAAGAAGTTGCCTGCGTTGTTCTGGAGAACGACTACGGGGCGTGTGCCGCCCTGTTCGCTGCCGATATACGGGTCAAGATTTGCGAGGTATATGTCTCCTCTGCGATAAATCCAGTCTTCATTCATGTTGGGACTCTTCCTTTCAATATTTCTGAGAGCGAGATATGCCGTCATATCGAGGTATCTCTCGCTGTTGAATCTTTCTGCATACTTCATAATGTGACTCCTTAGTTTTATGTACGGCTCTCTATTTGTCCTCAACGCCCAAGAGCCACGGGAAATCATCAGGCGACTGTGTGCTTCACAGTCTCATAGGAATCCAACCTCCCCCGGGTTCTCCGCGGGCTGCGCCTTTCGGCTACAGAAGTATCATTGTCACCTGCACCTGTCGTTGCCGCCACTGGAAGCAATCCGGCTTTTATCGCATGAGTATTCTCGCTCGCTCCGAAAACGGAGGTCGTGGCGCACTTGCGAAAACGGCTTAGGGCTCATCACCCATAACGCAGGGAACGTACCTG